TAACCGAAAGCCAGCAGTATTTTCCGTTATCGTTTAGTTTTGGTGATCCTCCAGCTTATACTCGTTGGTTGTTTCCGTATGAGCCTATGCTTACTATAACCAGCGGTAATGTAATAACCGAAAGCAATGTAGCTAAACAAGGCAGTATTCGTGGCACCGTAAAAGAACGTTGGTCAATGAAAGATTGGGACATTACCATTACAGGCGTTTTGTTTGGGGCGTTGATAAATGGCAAGCCCGAAGATAGTTTTCCTGCCGAAAAAATGCGGGAGTTAATGGAGTTTCTTGTTGCCGCCAAAACCATTAATGTGTATAACCACGCCTTGGCCGAATTAGGCATTTTGAAAGTAGTGATTTATGATTACAGCTTTCCATTCACTAAAGGCGAAAACGTTCAGGCTTATGAAATTAAATGCAAGAGCGATGATTATTTTGATTTGTTAATTAAAGACGAGCGCTAATGTATTTTGATATGACTTGGGATGTTTGGTTTTATACTAATAAAGAGGCTTACCAATTGCGTACCGTTAAAGAAATTGAAATAACAACCACGGTTGATAACCTAGCAGATACTGCTACTATAACCCTGCCCGAAGCTGTTATGAACGCTGTTTTGAAAGTGCAGGACAAAATAAAAAGAGGTACTAGAGTGGTTATAAAATTGGGCTACAACCACAATAATATAACAGAGTTTGAGGGCTATGTAAGAGAGATAGTCACCAACAACAATGCCTTAAAAATTGAATGCGAAGACGCTCTTTTTTTGTTTAGAACGCAAATAAAAGATATTGAATTAAAACCTACATCGGTCAAAAAAATTGCTGATTATTTGGTTAATGAAATAAATCCTGCCTTTAAGGTAGTTTGCTCTGAATATGATTTAGGGTACGAAAAATTTGTAATACACCAAGCTACTGGCTATGATGTTTTGAAAAAATTACAGGAAGAAACAAAGGCAAATATCTATTTTAATACAGCAAAAAAAGAGCTACACATACACCCACCTTATTTTGAAAAAGGCGGTGACGTAGTTTATTCGGCTCAAAAAAACATCAGAAGCGCCTCTTTAGAATATAAAAAGGCCATCGATAAAAAAGTAGAAATAACCGTAGAAAGAACGGGTATTGACGGCAAAGTAAAAAGTTTTAAAAAAGGCACAACCGGGGGCGATGCTGTTACAATAAAAGTAGGCGCCTTCTCTGATGATGCGGTCGAGAAAATTGTTGATGCAGAACTATTAAAACGCAATGCAGATGGCTACGAGGGTAGTATTGATACTTGGTTAATTCCTTATGTTGCGCCCACATTTACAGCAAGATATATTGACGAAGATTACCCAGAGAAAACAGGGAGTTATTATGTAGTGAGTGTGAAAACTAACTTTAGTGAAGCGGGAGGGAAAAAAACCGTACAATTAGGGGTAAAATTAGGTAATGGATAACTATTCAAAAATAAAACAGTTGCTGGAGGGGTTTGGACTCAAACCCAATTTGCCCATTACGGCAAAAGTTACGGCTGTTCAAAAATACACCTGTACGGTTAGACTAGAATCGTCATTGGTTTTGACTGATGTGCGTTTGAAAGCCACTATAACAGATGATGAGGATAATCTTTTGATTATACCTAAAGTAGGTAGCGAGGTGATTGTATGGAGTCAAACAGGCGAATTAGCATCACTGATAGTTATCAAGGTAAATAGTGTCGAAAGGATTATTTATAAAAAAGAAAACTTTGAGTTTATTATTGACGGAACAACAGGTAAGCTAACCTTAAAAAAGGATACTACCAATTTTGGGGCTTTGGTTTCTGATTTAATAAAAGAAATAAGCAACGCCATTATTTTGACACCAGCAGGCCCAGGACAAATAGCAGCTTCAACAAAAGTTAAATTGACGGCATTGGATACTAAATTTAAAACAATTTTAAACACTGATTAAAATGGCATTAAACAAACAAGCTTTTAAAACTAATATAGTGGCTCTGCTTACAGAGATGCTAACCAAGGAAGAAAACTCTATTGAAGAATTTGCCACCCGACTAACAGATGCTATAGATGCCTTTGTAAAAACAGGGACTGTAAATATAACTACTACAGGAACCGCTACAACCCAAACAGGAACCGGAACAATAAGCTAAGAACATGAAAGGCATTGGCATACAAGTAAACGATCATAACGATACAGGCGATATTTTAGATTTAAAAATTGAGCCTATACGTGATAGTTCAGGTAAAATTGTTAGCGGTTTGGTTATAGGCCCTACGCTTGAGCAAAATATAGCTCTAATAATGCTAATGCACCAAGGCGAATTAAAATCAGTGCCTGATTTAGGTGTAGGTATTGCCGATATTGTTTTAACCGAAGATTATTTAGTGTTTCGCCATAAAACTAGGCAACATCTAACCAAGGACGGAATGGCCGTAAGTAGGCTAGATTTATTTGAAGGCAAACCTTTTAAAATTATTGCCAAATATGGAGAGTAAAGTATATCAAGGACAATCATTTTTAGATAAAGTGATTGAAATGACAGGCTCCGTTGATAACGCATTTGCAATGGCAGTAGAAAACAACAGATCAATAACAGATACATTGGCCATCGGTACAATATTGACCTATTCGGGGGCTGTGACTAAGTCTATAACATCCTTATTTAATGAAAATAATAGATGTGCTACTGCCTTAACGAAACAAAACCAAGAACTTATTATACCTGATGAAGGTATTGGCGCAATGGTAATTGAAGATACTTTTATTATATACTAATGGCACGTACTAGAAAACAAATTAAAACAGAAATCACCACAGAATTTATGGCTAATGAAACCTTAGCCTATTTTTATGGTTTTTTGGCTGGAGCTTCGTTTGATACCGAATTTTCATTAGTGAGTTTAGAAAATATTCTCTTTGAAATTATAGCTTCTGCCATTTTTGTCCATGAGCAGTTTTTTGACCAACATAATAAAGAAATGAAAGAACTTTTTATCAATCAAAAATCAGGCGTATTATCATGGTATAAAAATCAGGCTTTGCGCTTTCAGTACGGTTTTGATTTAGTGAAAGACAAGGATTATTTTGATAACACAAACGCCACAGCAGAACAAATCGAAGCTTCAAAAATAATAAAATATGCCGCTGTAGATGAATCTGAGGACAGTAGCCGGGTTATTCTAAAAATAGCAGGCGAAACAAATGGTGTTTTAACTGATTTTGACGATCCTAATCAATTAGAAGCGATTGAAAAATATATCAAAGACACCCGCGTTGCAGGAGTACAAGTTACTGTTATTAATTACAAAGCCGATAAACTTTTTTTGAATTTAAGAATCAAAAGAAATCCATTAATATTGAAAGATGATGGAATGAATAAATTAGAAGCTAACTACCCAGTTAATGAAGCTTTGCGGGAATTTATGAAAGAGCTTGATTTTAATGGCGAATTACGTTTGTCGGCATTGATAGACAAGTTACAATTGGTACCGGGTGTTTTGGATGCTACTCTATTAAGCGCCGAGAGCTCTTGGATTGATCCTGCATTGGGTGGGTACGGAATGCCAAAGCCAATATTTATTTCTAAAATAGCTGAAAGTGGCTATTTTGAAATTGTAACTTTTGACAACATAGCTTATGTGGTTTAAAATAGACTGGAATGTTTTTGTCTTAGACAATACACCAATTGGTTTAAGAAAACCCTCAAATGCTGCTTTGGCTCAAATGCTTCTTAAGCCTTTGGATACTCTATATTATAAATGGTACAACTGGCGAATTGACAACATTTACAATCTTGAGCACACAGGTCAAGTATGTTATTTAAGGGGTTCATTAAATGACCTATTTGATCCTATTGAACGCCGTATTTGGATAGGTGACGGATTGTTGTACGACACTCAATATATTTTTACCGAAGCCGAACAGCAAGATGTCTGGATTGATACCGAAGCCGAACCCGATATAGTTTGGCTAAGAACCGAAGCCGAAACGGCCGATGCAGGACTAGACTTTATAGTATATGTACCTGCAACTATTTACAACACACAACTAGATGGGCTTAAAGCGCATATTGATTTTTACAGAGCTGGCGGCAAACGTTATAATATTTTTATTGATGAATAAATCAGATTTCAATCAAACAGGCGGTTATCCGCTAAAAACGGAACGTTTGCAGGAAATGCAAACGGCCTATTCAATCTTTAATTCATTAGGTGCATTGGCGGGCAATCTGACTATTATATCAGGTTGTACGGTTACAGGTACTATTGTTGGCGATGGCTACATCTATATCAATGGCGAATTATTAGAATTTAAAGAAGCCGATGGGGCGGGCGCTCCTACCGTAATAATCATTGAAACGCCTGTAGATAGGAGTTTCAAAAATGGTGCAATCAAACAAGTTCACACCCTGCGTTATGCCACATTTGGTACGGCTGTAGATTTCTGGCCTTGGTCTGATTTTAAACGCTTGGATCCTATTATATCAATGATGGCTCGCCTGAACGAGCTTGAGAAAAAAAGTGCTGTATTTCAGGCTGGCGGTGGTATGTTGTTTTGGAATAAACCCCTTGCTGACATACCTGATGGCTGGCAGGAAGTTGTTGATTGGCGTGGGCGTATTCCTGTGGGTCTTGATAAAAATGACCCTGATTTTAATATCATGGGAAAAATGGAAGGGCGTAAAGAATTAATAATTAACGCAAATAACATTCCTAAATTCACATTAAACTACACAATGCCTGTAAGGTATAACAATACAGATGATAGCCCCGGGGGTGGCACGCCATATTTTAAACCCGGAACAGGTACTTTGGAATTTGGGACTGATAACCCCGATGCAATTAATATTTTGAACCCCTACAGAGTAGTACTATTTATAGAATATATAGGATAAAATTATGGCAACACTAGCAGAGATTTACATTTGGTTTATGACGGGTAAAAAACCAACTGAATCACAATTTAGAGCATCTTGGGGGAGTTTTTGGCACAAACTGGAAAAGATACCAATAAGCGTTATTGATGGGCTTACGGCGGTGTTGAACGCTAAGACTGAAAATAGTCAGTTTGAGGCGCATAAAGTGGCAGCGAATGCGCATCAGGCTTTGTTTGACTTGAAAGCCGATAAAACAGATGTAGAACTTTCTCAGATTAAAAAAATGGTCACCCAATATAGTGGCGGAGCGCAAGAATTTACACTGCCAACTTTTGCCCAAATAATAGAGGTTTCAATTAACGGTAAATCGACAGAGCTATACACTCAGATAAATACCGAAACTGTTCGGATAGATGAATATATAGAGCCTGTTTCACAAATTGTGATTATCTATTTGGTTGATTTGAATTTGAGTGCAGTACCTTATTACACGCAAGCGCAGGTTAATGCTTTGATTGCATCTGTAGGCAATGGAGTAACTTCTCATGATTTTATTGATTCTGATATCTTTATCGACCCCGATAAAATCAACGGCACTACTGAGGTTGATTTCGTTCAAGGTTATTGGTATCATGTAGGAGATTATATATATGTGGAAATGTTTTTTGATGTACTTTTTTTCCCAGCAACACAATTTGACAAGGGCAGTTTTGTGGTTACTTTCCAAAATGGATTTAACTTAACTAGTTTCGTCGGCGCTAATTTTAAGTGCGATTCCTATTATTTTCTTAGTGATTATTTCTACCCCGCCAAAGTAAAAGGGAATAGTGCCACTGATATACAAATAAGTTACAATGGTGCCACTTATGCAGAAGTTACTCATAGATTGAGTGTAAGATTTAATTTTAAAAAACAATAAAAAAATAATATTTATGTCTGAATTTGGAATAAAAAAACACTCTTTGAGCAATGAATTGATTGAAGAAATTAATAACACTCCGGCAATGATTGCGGCCGATACTATCTTGTACAATGGGTTAATTACTTTCAATAATTCAAATCGTTCTGTAGAGATAAGTCAAGGTGGAATTATTAGCCGAAATGGTGGAGTAACTTGGCTTGGTGGGCAAACTTTTAATTGCGCAAATCTTGGTAATAATGATTGGGGTTTGTTTTTAAAAGGTACTGAATTATCAGTAGAAAATTATCAAGCCAACGTTTCTATCTCTAAAAAAGACAGTATAGTTTTAGCTCGTTTTACTTTTACGAATGGTTTTTTTGCGGGCGTACCTTATTGTATTTCAGATTATGTATTTGAGAATACAGTTTATAAAAAATTTACAGAAAACATTGCAGAAGTTACAGCTAGTGATAATGCTTTATATAGTGGTGTTATTAATATTAACAACATTACTAATATTATTACTATTCTTGGCGGAGGTGTTTTGAATAGAAAAGGTACTTATGTTAATTTACATGGGGCAACGTTTGATTTCTCTAGCCTATACAATGGTGACTACGGATTGTTTGTAGAGCGTGGGTCTACAACTCTTACAACCTCGCTATATTTTCAAAATGTTTCGGAATCAAAGAAGTGTAATTATTGCTTAATGCGTTTCCAAATTCAAAATGGAGATATTAACAAAATATGGTACAGTATCTCTGACTACCAAATTAACGGTAAGTTATATAAGCGATATTCTGCCGAAAATGAACGGGTAAGTTCCATAACTTACTGTCAAATTGGTGATTCCATATCTTGGATAGCCGATGGAAAAAAAGAAAATTTTACATCTTCTGAAACGGGTACGGGTTATAGAGGCGAGGGTGGTTATGGCCAAAAGATATGCAAGCATTTTGGTATTAGTTATAGCAATCATAAATCCCATGGTTTAAATGGTAGGACTTTTGCTGGATACATGAATGAAATTCATGCGCCTGTTAATTCTGATTTGATTTGGAATGTGCCAAAAGATGCCGATGTCTATACTGTTTTCTTGGGGACTAATGATTTTGGTACGGCTTGTCCGCTGGGAACAAAATTAGATTATCTCAACGATACTTTGGATTACAACAACTTTGGTTCGACTATGACTGTTTACGGTGGTATTCGTAAAATGATAGACTACATATCAGACACTTCAACAACAACCAAGGATAAAAAAATAGTTTTCATCACTCCTTTAGGCTTTGGCTCGTATAATGGTTATGGCGGTATAGTTTCGACTTGGCAATATGATGACAATGGGGAAATTATAGAAAAACCCAACTCAGCAGGCTGGAAGATGAGCCAGCTTGTAGATGCAATAAAATGGGTTGCAACGCAAACAGGAAGTTACGTGATTGACTTATATAACGAACAAGGAATATTTCAAAAAAACAGACTTAATATCGAGGGTAATTTGGATGCTAACGGAGTTCCGTTAGTTTATCAAGGTGTTTTATACGATAATTTACACCCTGTAGGTAATGGACACTTGACTATGGCAAAACATATTATTTCGGGGCTTGAAAAAGTCATAGTTGAGGATAATTTTTAAAAATACCTAATTTAAAAAAATATGAAAACACTTAAATACCTAGTATTTATTTTATTGTTGTCCTGCTGCTCAACAAAAAACAAAACGGTTCAAAAAGACTTTGAATCCAGCAAATACGTTTATTCAAAACACTTTGATTCATTGATTAAACAATCAATAAGCACTCATTTGGAGTGGCAAAAAAAACAATCTAGTGTTGTTGATAATTTAAAAATATCAAGTCAAATAGAGCTTGATAGTTTGGGTAATCGCAAGCCATTTCATTTTAAACATTATGTAGATGGTTTATTAAAAGAAGAAATCTACTTAGAAGGGGGTATAATTAACAAAGAAACCTCCGCAAAACAAGAAGAAACCCAAGAAAATAAACAAGAAACCAAACAAGAAAAAACAAAAATAGATGTAGATGTAGGGCAAAAAAAAGCGTCTATAACTGCAAAGATTACAAAAGATAAAAAAGTGGAGGTAAAAGGCCTTCAATTTGGGTTTTACCTATGGCTAGTAGTACTGATAATTCTAGTTTGGGTATCCAAAAAACTAAAGTTACCTGATAAGATTAAAGAAATATTAGGTAATAGAGGGGGGGGGGTAAAAATAGTCCTCCAACAATTAAAAACTTTCTCAGGGTAATTTAATTAAGCATAGAGCCACAGCGTTGGAGGACAATAAGTCTTCTATGCTGTGGCTTTGCTTGTTTAAATTATCGTAGGAAGCACAAATATACATTCATTAAATCATTAATCCAAAATGCAAATGGAATTAAATTATCGTTGGAAATTGGCGGACGGTTATTTTTCAAAAAACAAGGGCAAAGTATTTAGCTGCTTTGCGTGCGGCGGTGGCTCAACAATGGGTTATAAATTAGCAGGTTTTGATGTTGTTGGTTTTCTTGAGATAGACAAACGTATGGCCGAAATGTACATCAAAAACCACAGCCCTAAACATGCTTTTATAGAAGGTATTCAAACTTTTAAAAACAGAACTGATTTACCTGCAGAATTGTTTGAGTTGGATATTTTGGACGGTTCGCCACCGTGTAGTTCGTTTTCTATGGCGGGTAATAGAGAGAAAGACTGGGGCAAAATGAAGAAATTTTCAGAGGGGCAATCGCACCAAGTTTTAGACACCCTTTTTTATGACTTTATTGATTTAGCCGAAAAGTTACAGCCAAAAGTTGTAGTAGCCGAAAATGTTACTGGAATTTTAAAAGGCAATGCCCGGGACTATGTTCGTAAAGTGATAACTGAGTTTGACAAGGCCGGTTATTTAGTTCAGGAGTTTGAACTTGATAGCTCACAAATGGGCGTGCCACAAAAAAGGGAAAGGGTTTTCTTTATCGCTATTCGTAAAGATTTAGTAGAGTTGTTGCCCGGTCCCGTTGGTTTGCTTTTTTCAGAATACCCAAATTTGAACTTAAAGTTTGGTCGTTTGCCAATACCATTTGAAGAAATCAGAACTAGGGGTTTAAATGATAATGGTTGGACTGACCATGACCAAAGAATATGGGACAGGCGAATTTATGGCGACCGTAAATATTCGGATGTTTTGGAACGAATTGAAAATAGAAATTCAAATTTCAATAGTATTTTTATTTATCCACACAAACCAATATCGACAATTGCGAGTAGTGAAGGCTCAAAACTTACGCTATTTGACGAACCAAGAAGGATGAACTCAATAGAAATGAAGCTCGCACAGTCATTCCCTTTGGATTATTATTTTTTAAGTGATAAATGTTCTAAAATTCAATACGTGTTAGGTATGTCTGTTCCGCCGCTTATGATGGCACACCTAGCTGATAGATTATACAATGAGTGGCAAATAATATTTAATCAAAAAAGAGAATAAATGAATAAAAAAACAAAACAATTTAATTACAAGGAGCAATTTGGGGTTATTGTAATTTGCAAAAATGAAGATGAACAAAAAGCCATTTTCGAGGAGTTGCAAAAGAAAGGTTTAACGCTTAAAGTTGTAACGGTATGATAGTAAAAGTAGAACATTCGTGCAATGATTTTGAGAGTTACAGAGCGCAACGAGTAAAATCGTTATTTAATGCCGAAAGTGGTGCAAATTGGCAGCAAGAATTTAATATTGATATTGAAGACTTGGATTGGGGTATCGGTTTAATCGTGGGAACTTCGGGGAGCGGTAAAACTTCACTAGGTCGCCAGTTCTTTGGCGAAGATAAACTTTATGACCTTTACCGTGGATGGGATTCAACCAAACCGATAGTGGATTGCATTTTACCTGATGGCGATTTTAACCAAGCTACGGGCTCACTGGCATCAGTTGGGCTGGGCGATGTTCCAAGTTGGTTAAGGCCTTTCAACGCTTTATCAAATGGCCAACAATTTAGGGCAGGATTGGCTCGTTTAGTAACCGAGGCACCAAACGAGGTTGTGGTAGATGAGTTCACGAGCGTAGTTGATAGGCAAATAGCCAAAATTGGAGCGTTGGCTTTTGCTAAGAACTGGCGTAAAAATAAGAACAAAAAAGTAGTTTTATTGTCCTGCCATTATGATATTATCGAATGGTTGCAACCAGACTGGGTGTATGACGTAAACACCAAAGTATTAAAAAAAAAATTGCCATCGGGAAGCGACCAGAAATCAAACTTGAAGTATGGAAGGTCAACGGAACTTACTGGAAATATTTTAAAGAACATTATTATTTAGACCTAAAGCATCCGCCAGCGGCTGAATATTTTATAGGTGTTGTTGATGGCGAATTAGTGGCTCATGTGGCGGTTTGCCCTTTGTTTACGGCAAAGGCATATCGTGCCACTAGATTGGTAGTCATGCCCGAATGGCAGGGTGCGGGAGTTGGCACGGCTTTTTTAAACGAAGTTATGCAGTATCATTTAGAGGGGAATGGCCGCTGTAATCGTAAGTATCACACGTTCTTTCATACCTCGCACCCACAATTATGCGGTTATTTAAGAAACTCAAAAAAATGGCTGCAAACTGGCGCAATGCTCTACGGAGCAAATAAAAAAAGAAGTAATGAAAGTATTACTAGAACTGGCAAAAAAGGCGGATTAACCGGGTGTGGTTATGGCGGTCATTTTAGAGCTGTTCAGAGTTTTAAGTATTTAGGTAAATGAAGAAATTAAGAGTATTTATAAGTGGTCAAAAGTATTTTGGTCAAGAAGTTTTTAGGTTATGCAATAGCTTACCTTTTATTGAAATTGTGGGTGTTTGTGCGCCTTTGGATGATAAGTATGTGACTCGTTTGGCACGCACCTTTAATATTCCTATCGTTCCTGCAGGAACGTTAAACGCCGATACGTTACCTGATAATGTGGACTTGGGTATAACCGCTCATTCGTTTGATTATATTGGCGTGCGCACACGCTACAAGGCAAATATAGGGTGGATTGGTTATCATCCAAGCTTATTACCTAGGCATCGCGGGCGTTCGTCTATTGAGTGGGCTATTCGTATGCGTGATGCAATTACAGGAGGTACGGTGTTTTGGCTTAATAGCGGCATCGACCGTGGCGATATTGCCTATCAGGATATTTGTTTTATCAACCCGAAGTTTTACGGAATTGAGCCAAAAAAGGCCGCTAAATTATTATGGGAGCATGAACTGCAGGTAATGGGGTTGGAATTGATAAAAAAGGCCTTGAATGATATTCACAAGGGCATAATTATTAAAAAGCCACAACAAAAAGAATTTAGTACTTTTGAACCAAGTACTGATGTTAAAGATGTGTTTAGACCGGACTTGTTGATGTTAAATCAGGGTTTAAATGTTATTTAATTGGTAATTAATAGGCCAGTATTTTATAATGCTGGCCTATATTTTTTTACTTAAAAAATGTACATTTTAATTTATATTTGTGTACATTTTAATTTTTCGATTATAGGTGGTTACAGAAACTCCTTGGGCAAATATGTTTTGCCAAAATATGTTTTTGAGACTGACGGCCAATGAATTAGAAAATTTTGATCCCGAATGGATCCTTATTTGCGCACCTAGTTTTAAGGCCAATCTAGAAAAACACAAAACACGTCAAGAGAATTTTGCTGTTTTAAATTTTAGCAAAAAAACAGTCATCATTGGCGGCACGGGTTATACGGGCGAAATGAAAAAAGGCATTTTCTCGGCCTTGAATTTTATTCTTCCGGTAGAAAAAAATGTATTGTCTATGCACTGCAGCGCCAATGTGGGCGAAGATGGGCAAACGGCTATTTTCTTCGGCTTGTCTGGCACGGGCAAAACAACCCTCTCTGCCGACCCAAAGCGAAAACTAATTGGCGATGATGAACACGGATGGACGAAAGAAAACACCGTCTTTAACTTTGAAGGTGGCTGTTATGCCAAGGTAGTCAACTTATCTGAAGAAAATGAACCTGACATTTTTAATGCCATCAAAAAAGGAGCGATTCTTGAAAATGTGGTTTTTAAAAAAGACACCAATAGGGTTGATTATACCGATGTTTCGATCACGCCAAACACCCGTGTGAGCTACCCTATTGAGCATATCAAAAACATTCAGCCGGGATCTATTGGCAAAAATCCTAAAAATATTTTCTTTTTAACGGCCGATTCTTTTGGGATTTTTCCGCCCATTGCCAAGCTTACACCCGGCCAAGCTGCCTATCATTTTATATCTGGATATACGGCCAAAATTGCCGGCACCGAAGCAGGTATAACCGAACCACAACCCAATTTTTCGGCCTGTTTTGGTTCGCCTTTTATGCCCTTGCACCCCACCAAATATGCCGAAATGTTAAGCCAAAAAATTAAAGAAGATGAGGCCACGGTTTGGCTCATAAACACCGG